CTGGATTTTATGCAGACTCATATGGTGCAGAATTTTTAATATTTAATTCAACAGATAAGGCATTGAACCTAGATGAAACAACTGGAAACTTTTTAAGAATTCAAGGAATTACATTTACACAAGATACGACGCATGAACTAACGGTAGATGAGTTCTTTAAAAAGCGTGGTAATTTGGCTGATCCAGAATTAGTTGGAAATACATTAACATATTCTCCATTAGTTGAAAAATCTAGATATGATGAAATTAAATTAAGTAGGCTAACCTATGGCAAAAATGAGTTTAGCATTGATAGCCCATATATTCAAACTCAAGATGATGCAGATGCAATGATGAATTGGATTATTAAAAAGTTAATGATACCTAAAAAGTCTGTTGGCATGAATATTTTTAGCATTCCAACGCTGCAACTTGGAGACATAGTAACCATAGACTATAAAGATTCTTCTGGCCTAGATTTAGTCTCTAAAGATTCTTCTAGGTTTGTAGTTTATAATATAGAGTATGGAAGATCAGAAAGTGGTCCAAGTATGACAATCTATTTGAGCGAGGTTTAAAGTGGCAGCAATAGGCATACCAGATAGCAACAGTGGTGGAGGACAAGTTTATTTTGGAGGAAGCCCTAACTTTGACGAAAACACTGGACGCTACATTGGCCCAGTTCCACAGACTCCACCAAAAGCATTAGTTGCTTCATCACCACCTCCCCCATCAACAAGGACTGCACCAATAGATACAGTTCTTTTTGATGATCAGTCTATGTCTATAGAAATTATGACAGATTTAATATTTGAAGATATTGGTGGTCATGAGTTGCTAAGTGTTTCTAGAAACGACATTATAAATGGGCAAAGAGTGTCCTATTCACCAATTAAAAATCTTGGTCTGGTGCAGCAAAGATATAACCCAAACAATATCTTAAGGTTACAGTCTACCTCAGATACATATTTTGCTAACTTTGCAATTAAGTTTGAAGAAAAGGTTCCTCTTGAAGGAAATGGTCCTAATGGTCAAAATGTTTATATTGAAGAAGCAACTGGAGATTTGATTATTGAGACTGCCAATATGAATAATGATGAACAGGTAGAGGTTCAAATCGCCATAAATGGTACAATATATGAAGCGAACTTTGGAGAGACTGCATCATGATTACAAATAAAGGTAAGAGTATAATAGGAAAATATATGCTAGGGCAGGCTCCTGCCTATGCGTCATATCTTGCAGTTGGATGTGGTCCTCAGCCATTACAGACAGAAGATGTTGCTGATGATTTTGCAACAAAAACAAACTTAGATTTTGAAATGTTTAGAGTTCCAATTTCTTCTAGAGGTTTTATAAATGAAAACGGTATTGATAAGATCGTACTAACAGCAGAATTACCAACAGAAGAGAGATATGAAATAACAGAGGTAGGCCTATACTCTGCAGGATCAAACCCTTCTGCTGGTGCTAATGACAGCAAAACAGTTTTTTCATTTGCACAGGGAGAATCTTGGGTTCATCATACAGCAAATGCTGCAACCGCAATACCAACAATATCTATTCCTTTAGATGATCCAGAAGATGATAATATTATTGCAACAGATGGAGTGTTTCAAACAAATGCAGATAACTCCATCTTTTATAAAACAAATCGTCTTGAAAGATATGAACGTGCAAGGTTTTTAAATAACACAATATTGATTCAGGGAGATGATTCAGATTTAAGTTTAGACGGTGGAGGTTCTGGTGGAGTTGATCATATTGTTATTGAGCCAGGATCAAACCATATACACTTAACTGCACCAAATGTTGATTTTTCTAAAAATTCTCCAACAGATGAATTAAGACTTGCATTTTCTTTAGTTAATAAAGATGGAGATTCTGTAGCAGTTCCAGACACAATTAGAATATTAGTTGATTTTGCTGGAACCGATGTTGCAGAGCCAGATATTTATGCAAGATTTGAAGTTGATATTGAGAATGGCTTTGATGGATACGATTTTGAAACAAATAGATATTTTGTAGTAAAAAAACAACTACAAGAACTGTACACAACTCAAAACTTTACATGGGAAGCAGTTACCGTAGTTAAAATTTATGCTTGTGTTATTGATACTGGAATTAGTGGAGGACCACTTCCATCATCTGATTACTATATTGCTCTAGATGCAATGAGACTTGAAAATATTGCAACAACAAACCCGTTGTACGGATTAACTGGTTACTCAATTATTAAAAATGATACTGCTACAACTATTATCAAATCACCAAATACAAGTAACTATATTGAGTTTAGATTTTCTATTGGTGTAACATAATGGCTGATGCAAATATTAAAAAAACAAGAATTTTAAAATCATCATTGCCACCAGTTGACTTTGATACTTTAAAATATAATACAAGATATAGGGTTATTTCTGAAGATAAAAACAGAACGTCTCACTGGTCTCCAATATATAACTCAGATGGCGCTAACGTAGTTGGAACCACTGGCGCACTTTCAATAGGTGAGGAAATAATTACAGCAGTCTGGGGAGATGAAAACCTTCATCCAGCATATGATGTATTTGTTAGTTTTGATGGAAATACATTTTTTTGGCATGGTACATCGGCAGTTCACTCATATTCTTTTTTAAATGAAGGAACAACAACTGTACGTGTAAAAATACAACTAGCGTCATCTAAAAAACAAATAAAAGCAGGACTAGGAATCTTTGATTCTGGATCGCAATCTTTGATATAATCTAATAGGAGGAATAAAATGGCAAAAGTACCACTACCAGAAAGAGGACAACCTCTTGATGTTACATATATTTATCAGTTAGCAGAGGCTGTAAATGACCTTTCTACTTCTATTTCTGATGCAACATATAACTATACAGATGTTGACGTAGTTGGAGCAGAAAAAAAGAGTTTAAAAACTTCAGACACAAAGTTTGTTGGAAAATATAAATCAATTGCAAATAACGAAACAGTAACTGCAGGTCAGGAAAAGTCTTACTCTGTAACATTTTCTAACTTCAAGTTTCCTCCAATTGCTACTGCATCAATTGTAAATATAAGTGGTACTACTGCTGGATCAAACACAAGCGTTGTAATAACTTCTATAACAACTTCAGAAGTTCAGTTTATCGTAAAGTTTGGTACTTCTGGAACAGCCTCAGTTGGAGTTAACGTTATTGCAATTGGAGTGCCAAACTAATATGACCTGTAAAAGATGTGAGGGAAAAATGTTTGTTGATAGAATACATTCAAACATAGATCACCTAGAAACATATTGTGTCAAATGTGGAAACAGAAAGTTTTATCATCCACCTAGCGAATCTGCGGAGGGAAAATGGCTACTGCAAAAGGAAAAATTCAGAGCGAAGCATATAATAGCGAACCTGTAATTTCTGGCGGTAAAAAGATATGGTTCCTTAATGGAGACTTAGTAAGACTTCACCACAGTTCTAGATCAACAGGCATGATAACTGTTTATAATATTAATAAAGATAGACTAGAGACTTGTCTTCGTTCTGATTTTAGAAGAAATAGAAAACGAGCATATACAATTGCTGAGACTGCTAAGTTAGTTAATCGTCATAGAAAATATATGCCAAGACTAATAAAACGAGGAGTCATACCTCCACCAGTTGGATCTAGCATTGACGGTAAAACAGGTTTTCAAATAAGGGCATATTATTCAGAAGATCATGTTAGAGAAATTTGTGCTATACTTTCAACTATACATATTGGACAACCAAGAAAAGATAAATTAATAACAAACAACATGACTCCTACAAGCCAAGAGTTGACAAGGCGAATGGGAGACGGTATACTTACATATACGAAGACAGAAGATGGACGATTTATTCCAGTGTGGAGTGAATCTATTTAATTATTGAATGGGTGGATAATGGAAAACGATAACACAAAGGTATCTGTAACACTTGGATATACACTTAATCTAGGAAATTTTCAGTCACTACGCCTTGATTTGGGTATTGTAGATTCAAAGCGTGATGGAGAAAATGTAGATGAGGCCTTTAGTCGTGTCTATAAGTTTGTAGAAGATAAACTTACAGAAAAGATTCAAGAAGCAAAATCTGAAATCTCAGAGTAATGGCTGATCGCAAAGACCGAATGGCTTTGCTCAGTAGGTTTAACAAGTTTTACTTGCAACGGTATGAGCAGAAGTCTAACATGAATCTAAACGTTGAGCAGTGGGCTGCTGATGCCCTTGTAGAGTCATATGGCATTGCACAGTGTTATGATATTCTTGAATACTACTTTAGCATTGCACAAGAACCATCATGGAATTACTTTGCATATAATGCAGAAAAGATTATTAACGGAAAAGCAGAAGTAGAGCAAGATAAAAAAGAACGTGAAGAACGCAGAAAATTAGCAAGGGAGTGGTTGAGTGAATAATACAGAAGCAAAGTTAATGTCTGCAGTATTACAAGATAAACAAATTCACGTACTACTTCAAGCAAATGTTGAAACATTGCTAAGAACACATAACGATGTCTGGAACTTTATTCGTTTGTATTCTGAAAATAATCAATGCTTGCCACCAGCAGACCTAGTTACAGAAAAGTTTAGAGACTTTGAACCAGTTCCAGGTATTGGAGCAACAAAGCATCACCTAGCAGAACTACAAACAGAATATCTTAATGATAGCCTAAAAGATATTTTACGTAATGCTGCAGGAGAAGTACAAAGCGGTAATGGTGGAGAAGCACTTGAGCACTTAATTACAAAGACATCAGAATTAAAAAAGAACACTTCTGCAATTCGTGATATTGATGCAACAGATCTTGAGTCTGCAGTTGCATACTATGAAATGGTTCAACAACAGCAGGTAACTGGTCAGGTAGGAATTAAAACAAACCTTCCAGGTTTTGACAACTATCTTCCATCTGGAATTATGCCAGGACAACTAGGTGTCTTTCTTGCCTATCCAGGAATTGGTAAATCTTGGATGGCTTTATATTTTGCAGTTCAAGCATGGAAGCAAGGCAAGTCACCACTTATTATTTCTCTTGAAATGTCTGAAACAGAAGTTCGTAATCGTATTTTTGCAATTATGGGTGAAGGTCTTTGGTCACATAGAAAATTATCCAATGGTGAAGTTGAGATTGATATGCTTAAGAAATGGCATGCTAACAAGGTCGCTGGTCGCCCAGAGTTTCATATTATCTCAAATGATAGTGGTGGAGAAGTAACACCTTCCGTTATTCGTGGAAAGATTGATCAGTACCGTCCAGACTTTGTTGTTGTTGATTACCTGCAACTTATGTCACCAAACCAAAAGGCTGACTCTGAAACGGTACGAATGAAGAACCTTTCAAGAGAACTTAAACTAATGTCTATTGGTGAAGAAGTACCTATTATCGCTATCTCATCTGCAACACCAGATGATGTAAAGGATCTATCAAGTCCTCCAACACTTGGACAAACTGCTTGGTCTAGACAGATTGCATATGATGCTGACTGGGTTATGGCACTTGGTCGTGCAACTAATAGTGATATTATTGAATGTGTATTTAGAAAGAATCGTAATGGATTTATGGGAGACTTCTTAGTTCAAGTAGATTTTGATAAGGGTTATTACAGGTATAAAGACTATGAAGACAAGTAATATATATACACAAGAACAAATTAAGCGTGTTCTTGTAGGTTCTGGGGTTGATATTGAGGCAGAGTTTGGTAATGACTTTATTATCTTTTGTCCATATCACAATAATAACAGAACGCCTGCAGGTGAAGTTGCAAAAGATAGTGGTTTGTTCTTTTGCTTTGGTTGCCAGACAACAAAGAATTTAGAAGAATTAATAATGCATATGTCTGGACGAACATACTTTGAGGCAGTTCGTTATATTAAAAGTAAAGAGACAGAGCACGATATTGAAAAGTTAGTTAATAAAACATTAGTTGCACCACCAGAGTTTACTCCATATGATGAATTAATATTAAAGCGTTTACATAATCAATTACTTGCACAGGAAAAACCTAAAAACTATCTTAAGTATAGAAAGATCAATAGTTCTTCATTTACAAAATTTTCACTTGGTTATTCAGAAAAACAAGACTCAATTACTATCCCTATGCATTCACCAGATGGAATGTGTCTTGGCTTTGTTGCAAGAACAATTGAAGGTAAAGATTTTAAAAACACACCAGGATTACCAAAAGGCAAGATATTATTTAACCTGCACAGAATTAAATCATCTGGTACAGTATATGTAGTTGAATCATCTTTTGATGCTATTAGGCTAGACCAAGTAGGTTTCCCAGCAGTTGCTACTCTGGGTGCTAATGTATCTAATTCTCAAATTAGATTGTTAGAGAAGTACTTTACAAACGTTGTACTAATTGCAGATAACGATGAGGCTGGTAATATAATGAAAGACAAGTTAGTTGAAAAACTTGGATCTTTGGTTACTACTATCAGACTTGATAAAAAATATAAAGACATAGGTGATATGGAAGATGAAGAAATTAAGAACTTAGAGTTCCAGTTTGACAAATCTATATCTGCTATGCTAAACTAGTATCTAATGGGGGAATTATGAAATTTAGATCGCAATGGGTAGAAGCCTTAAAAACAATGCGTTTTAAGTCTTATTGGAATAAACCAAACACAGTAGAGTTCTTTGCATTTATGACAAAGATTGCTATTATTTTTCCAGGTCTATTGCTTGGAAAACAGTTTTGGTGGCTATTTGTATTTGCTTTGGTTTCAAGCCTGGCTCTGATTTGGTCATCAACAGTAAAGACTCTACCCACAATTATTTGGTTCAATATTTTGTGGTCTTTATTGGCAATTTTAGCAATTGCAAAACATTTTGGACTAATACTAAACTAAAAACAACAACACGAAGGAGAAAAAATATGAGTATTGTAAAGGGACTAAAGAACATTGAAACCCTACTCGAAAAGCCAAAGTATGATGAAAATGCGCCAAAGGTTAAGTGGCTAAAACTTGCCGATGGACAATCAGTAAAGATCCGATTCATTGAAGAGTTGGATGAAGATTCTGCAAACTATAACGCAGAGCGTGGACTTGCACTAGTTGTAAAGGAACACACAAACCCAAAGGATTACAAGCGCAAGGCTGTAGATACAATGGAAACAGAGGGTCGTGACTGGGCAGAAGAAATGCATCGCAAAGATCCAAAGGCTGGCTGGAGAGCACGTCTTCGTTTCTACTGCAATGTTCTTGTAGACGACGGCATTGAAGCACCTTATGTTGCAATTTGGAACATGGGTATCAGTAAGCAGTCATCATTTAATACAATTCGTGAGTATGCTCTTGAAACAGGAAGCATCTCAAATGTACTATGGAAGTTGAAGCGTAATGGTCAGGGTACTGAAACTAATTACACTCTTATTCCATCAGCACCAGATAAGGAACCATTTAACTGGGGAGACATCAAGCCTTATCCACTAGAGTCTGCACTACGCAAGATTCCATACGCAGAACAAGAAGCGTTCTATTTGGGGTTTGACACCCCATCTGTAACTTCATCTACCAATACAGATTGGTAATATGAACTACGTAGGCTTACACGTACATACCCATTACTCACTATTTGACGGCGTAGCAACTCCAAAAGAGTATGTTGACCGTGCTAGTGCTTTAGGCATGCCAGCAATCGCAATCACAGACCATGGTACGTTGTCTGGTCATCGTGAGATGTATCGTATGGCTAAAGAAAAGGGTATTAAGCCAATTCTAGGTCTAGAAGGATACATGTGTGCAGACATATCTGATACACGAGATAAGTCTGAAAGAGAAGGTCAACAAGATCTTGTCTATAACCACATTATCCTTCTAGCCAAGAATAAATTAGGTTTAGAAAACCTTAACAAGATTAGTGAACTATCATGGACAGATGGTTTCTTTAAGAAGCCAAGATTTGATTTTGATATTCTACAAAAGTATCGTGAAGGAATTATTGTAACTTCTGCTTGTCCAAGCAGTGTTATTGTTAAAGCATTAGAAGAAGAAGAGTTTGCTCTTGCTAAGAAGTATATCCAATGGTTTAAAGATAATTTTGGCACTGATTACTATATTGAGGTAATGCCACACAATGAGGCACACATAAATAAATACCTAATAGAACTTGCAGATGAGTTTAATATTAAGGTTGTTGTTACACCAGATTGTCACCATGTTGATCAATCACAAAGAGAAGTTCAAGAGTTTAAGTTGTTGCTTAATACACATGGAAAAGTAAATAAAGAAGCAACATATGAAAAATCAAAAAAGCAACCTGACATGATGAAGCGCCTTGATTATCTTTATGGCGAAGATCGTCAGATTACTTTTAACAAGTTTGATATACATCTGCTGTCTTATGAAGAGATGAAGTCTGCTATGGAAGCCCAGGGTATTGATAGACCAGACATCTACTCAAACACACTACTACTGGCAGACACAGTAGAAGATTATGGAATTCAGGATGGACTAAATCTTCTTCCAGTTCAATATAAGAGTCCAGATAAAGAACTTGCTAAGATTTCTTTAGAAGGTTTAGAGTTAAAGGGTTTGTCAGAAAATAAAGAATACCTTGACAGACTTGAAGAAGAATTAAAAATTATTAAAGATAAGAAGTTTGCTCCATACTTCCTTGTTGTGAGTAACATGATCAACTGGGCAAAGAAGGAAGGCATTATGGTTGGCCCTGGTCGTGGATCTGCAGCAGGCTCACTTGTTTGCTATGCTCTTGGAATCACAGATGTTGATCCAATTAAATATGGACTTTTGTTTTTTAGATTTATTAACCCAGAACGTAACGACTTTCCTGATATTGACACAGATATTCAAGATAACAGACGTGATGAAGTTAAAGACTATCTTGTTAGACAGTATAGGCACGTTGCTTCTATTGCAACATTTCTTGAGTTTAAAGATAAGGGTGTTGTACGAGATGTAGCAAGAGTACTAGACATTCCTCTAACAGATGTAAATAAAGTTTTAAAGTTGGTAGACACTTGGGATGAATACTGTTCATCAAAGACTACTGCTTGGTTTAGAGAAAAGTATCCAGAGGTGGAGGTTTATGGTGAACAATTACGTGGTCGTATTCGTGGTACTGGTATACACGCTGCTGGTGTGGTCACTAGCAAAGATCCGATTTTTAGGTTTGCTCCAATGGAAACAAGATCTAGTCCTGGGTCTGATGAACGTATACCTGTGGTTGGTGTCGACATGGAAGAGGCTGAACGCATCGGCCTTATAAAAATTGATGCACTTGGTCTTAAGACATTAAGTGTTATTCAAGATGCAGTTGCTATGATTAAGGAAAATCATTATAAAGATATTGATTTAGATTCTCTTGATCTCGCAGATGCAAAGGTTTACGAAATGCTTTCAGATGGATATACAAAGGGTGTATTTCAGTGTGAAGCAACGCCTTACACAAACCTTCTAGTTAAGATGGGTGTAAAGAATTTTAACGAACTTGCTGCATCAAATGCACTCGTTCGTCCTGGTGCTATGAATACCATTGGTAAAGATTATATTGCTCGTAAACACGGTAAGCAAAATGTATCTTATATTCACCAGATAATGAAAGAGTTTACGGAGGATACTTATGGCTGTGTTCTTTACCAAGAGCAAGTTATGCAAGCATGCGTACACCTTGGACAAATGTCCATGTCGGAAGCAGATAAAGTTAGAAAAATCATTGGAAAGAAAAAAGATGCTAAAGAGTTTGATGTATACAAAGAGCAGTTTGTCAAAGGTGCTTCTGCCTATATTGCTCCCAATCAGGCTCTTGATCTATGGCATGACTTTGAAGCGCATGCGGGATACTCGTTCAACAAGTCTCATGCGGTTGCTTACTCTACGCTCTCGTATTGGACGGCGTGGTTAAAGTATTACTACCCTCTTGAGTTTATGTTTGCATTGCTTAAGAATGAGAAAGACAAAGATGGTCGTACAGAATATTTAATTGAGGCAAAGCGTATGGGTATTCCTATTAAACTTCCTCACATTAATGACTCTGACTTTGATTTTAAAATTGAGGGTAAGGGAATCAGGTTTGGATTAACTGGTATTAAGTTTATATCAACAAATATTGCAGAAAAATATATTGCTGCTAGGCCCTTTAAGTCATATAAAGAACTTGAAGAGTTTACGTTTACAAAAGGCAATGGAGTAAATAGTCGTGCACTTAATGCCTTACGTGTTATTGGCGCAGCAACATTTCCAGATCAGCCAAGAAATGATGCTGAGATTAAAGAAAATCTATATGAATACTTAAACCTTCCAGAGTTTAATATTACTATACCTTCACACTATTATGCATTTATTCAGGATGTTGACTCATTTGAGGAAAAAGGATCTTTTATTCTTATGGGAATGGTCAAGGCAATTAAAAGAGGAACAGGGTGGTCACGAATTGAAATTTTGGACAAGACTGGCAGTGTTGGTATATTTGATGAAGAGTCTACGACTATTGAGACTGGCCGTACTTATCTTATTCTTGCAAATGATAATAGGATTGTATCTGCAATACCTGTTGACGAGATAAAGGGATCTTCTAATGCACTAGTAAAGTTTTTAAGTTATAAGCAATTGCCTTATTCTGAAGAAGAAATGTTTGTTGTTTCTTTTAAGCCAAGAATGACAAAGGCTGGTAAAAAAATGGCTTCGCTAACACTAGCAGATACCAGCAGAGAACTTCACTCTGTAACAGTATTTCCTACTGCATTTCCTAGAGCATACATGCACATTGAAGAAGGCAAGTCTTATAAGTTTAGTTTTGGTAAAACAAAAGATGGAACAGTTACATTGGAGGATATACATGTTTGATCAATTAGCAGAAAAAATACACGCAAATGCAGTAGAGAAAGGGTTTTGGGATCGTCCAGCAGATGAGATTTTTGTAACAAAACAAATGATGATGATCGTATCTGAAGTTGTTGAAGCAATGGAAGCATTGAGAAAAGAAATGGACCCAGATCAATTATCAGATGAGTTTGCAGATATTATAATTCGTACCCTAGACCTTTATGCAGGCATGGTAAAAGCAGGGTATGTAACTAAATCATTAGATTCTGCAGTTAAACAAAAGATAGAAAAAAATCAGGATAGACCAAAGAAGCATGGGGTAAGATTTTAATGGCAGTAACAATGGAAGAAGTGTTAGCACAGTTAGATCCTAAACTTAGAAAGAGATTAGGTAGTGGTGTTGGAGTAAACTTTGAATATCAACCTACACCTAGTTTTGGCTTAAACCGTGCCCTAGGCGGAGGGCTGCCTTATGGACGACAAGTCCTTATCTGGGGATCAAAGTCGTCTGCAAAGTCCTCTATGTGCCTTCAGATGATTGCTATGGCACAAAAAGAAGGCAAGGTCTGTGCATGGATTGACTCTGAAATGTCATACTCTGAAGACTGGGCTGTAAAACTTGGGGTAGATCCAACCAAACTAATCTATTCACAAGCAAGAACTATTAGTGATATGGTTGATGTTGGCGTTGGACTTATCAATGCTGGTGTTGATTTAATCGTAATAGACTCTATTACATCAATGCTTCCTGCAATCTATTTTGAAAAAGATACAGATGATATGAAGGCATTAGAAAATACAAAGCAGATAGGTGCAGAGTCTCGTGACTTTAGTAACGCATGGAAAATGCTTAACTATGCAAATAATAAAGTTAAGCCTACTCTTCTTGTACTTATTTCTCAGTCCCGTAATAATATTAATGCTATGTATACTAGTCAGCAGCCGTCAGGCGGTCAGGCTACTAAGTTTTATTCGTCTTGTGTTATTAAACTATTTTCATCAGAGTCAGACAATCAAGCACTTAAGGGTAAGATCAAGGTAGGAGATAAATTAATTGAAGAAAAGATTGGTAGAAAAATTCGTTGGGAACTACAGTTCTCCAAAACCTCTCCAGGGTTCCAGTCTGGTGAGTATGATTTTTATTTTAGAGGTGACGATATTGGTATTGATGCCATTGGTGATTTGGTTGATACAGCAGAGTCGGTAGGACTAGTTAATCGCACTGGAGCATGGTATCAACTTGATGATGGTACAAAAGTTCAAGGAAGAGATGGTTTTATCAATCGTGTTAGAGAAGATTTAGACCTACAACAAAGCCTAAGAGATAAATTGGCAAATGGCTGATAACAACTTTGTTATATTTCATGGAAAGTTTCCATGCAAAAAGTGCCAAGAAGAAGTATTATCTTTAAGGCTTTGGCGTGAAACAGGAGATGCAACATGGATGTGTTCTGCAAAGCATATGTCTAAAGTTGCACTAATACCGTCAAAAAAGAAAAAGAAAGATTTTGCTAATGAGTGAGAGGTCTGAGTCAAAGCGCATCGGAGCCAAGCAACACAAGAACTCTGGTAGAAATAACACAAAGGGTGATGCATCTTGGAATAATTTTGTAATAGATTTTAAAGAATGCTCTAAGTCTTTTACTTTAAATCAAGATGTTTGGGCTAAGGCTACAACTGATGCATTAAAGAAAAGTATGGATCCTGCTTTGATTATTGTGCTTGGCGAGGGTACACAAAAAGTACGTCTTGCTATAATAGAGTTAGATATGTTAGAACAGTTAGTAGAGGAGAACAAAAATGTCAAATGAGGGTCCACAAAAAACAACACTAGAGCAAGTAAATGGTTTGGCTGAGATTGCAGAGTATATGAATGATGAAGAACTTACAGTTGCTCTTACAATGATTGCTAAGATAATCATTAAGCCAGATATTCCAATTCAGGTTGCAAGTCTTGAGATTGTTAGACTACAGGCAATTGCAGCAAAAATGTCCTTAAAGGCTACGTGGATGGCCAATGTTGATAAAAGTGACAGGGCAAAGAAAAATATTTACTATACCGCAGCAGAATCAATCAATGATTTGGTATCAGCATTAAAATACATTATGCGCTAACCTGCTA